ACTGCATAGTCAATACCCTCAAGCGCTGCGATTGTTGTCATACTGACAATCATACTGGATCAACGGCGTGTCGTCGCGTAGCGACACCTACTGGTTACTACAATATGAGCCGTGAGGCGAATAAAAAAGGGTGCCCCAGAGGGGCACGGTGGTGCAGTACTGACTTTGCGGTTCCGTCTACCAAGGCTGCCGAAATTTAGATACAAACTACCAGAGAAATTTGGTACTGACCTGCGAGGTTTAGGTCCAGTACACGTCTGTCCTTGTGGCTCACAAGTCTTTAATGTTATGGCAGTCTTTGAAGACTATGAAATAGTTTGGTACTTCCTTGATGGTACTTGCGTTAACTGTGGCAACATCGTAACTGTCCCTTGTCCAGTAGATAAAGATGAGACACAGACTCTCTGAGGTAGATGAAGTAAAACGCACAGGATTGTGCACAGTTTGTGGTCCCACCAAGATAAAGATGCGGGATAAATCAAAGCCAGTATCAGGTAGATACAGGTGCAATACCATATACAAAATTAACCAGATGAAAGTTCGATCTCCTTACCACGCATACCGTAAGAATTACTGCGAGGATTGCAACTTCATCCCAGTACACATCAGTCAGTTAGATGTAGACCACATAGACGGTGACCGCTTTAACAATGACCCTATCAACCTGAGAACTCTCTGTGCTAACTGTCATAGACTTAAGACTCATCTAGCAGGAGATAGCAACTCAGGTATCAATTAGTTTTATGGCATAAAAAAAGAAGCCCCTCCGAAGAGGGGCCTCTTTCTGCCTCGCGTTAGTGGGTTACTTAGACCCACGTCCAAACTCTGTAGCATTTGGGTCTAGTGCCTTAAGCAGTGGACCTGCAACTGCAGCAAGTGCTGCTGATGCTAGTGCTTTTGGATCTGTTACGCCTGCAAGATACAAAGCGATTACTGATGCAATACCAGCACGTAGGTACGTTACTGCAATTGCCTTTAACTTGTTCTTATCCATTGTTACTCCTTTGGACTTGTTGGTTCTTTCTTTTTTGGTAAAGGCTTAACTGCTGCCTTAACCTTTCCGACAACCTTTGGCTTACCCAACCAAGGGAACCAAGGGGAAGTGTCGTCTCCACATCCTTCTTTGATCGAGATGTGAAGATGTTTGGTGTGCTTATTTGAACCTGTGTATTCACGGTCCCCTTCATTGGCACGGTCTGCTGACCAGATCTTGCCTTGGAAAATAAGATACTTAACACGCTTGTCTGCTTTTAGTTCTTGAAATAAATTAACACAATCAATGCCACCCAACTTATCGTGGGTTAGGTCTACGCCGAATCCTGTATTGTGATCTGAATTAGGATTCTGATGGATGTGTGCTGCTGATGGTAGCAGTCCATCCGAGGCTTTCTTGCGTAATGGTGCTATCGCTGTGGCTTGTCGAAGGACAGCAATAGCGGCAGGTGTGGCTCTCTTTACAACAGGTTTCATTATTCTCCATCTTTCTTTTCCTTTGGTTTAGACTTCAATCCATTTCCTGCAAGTACGCCAGCAAGAGAACCAGTAAGAAACACACACAAGGTACTAACAAGGTCAATAAATGCAGCATCGTTAGGTGCCTGTTCTCCTAATGGTTGTGTAATAAATAGCAGTGCATATAACAATGCAAAGACAGATCCAGCAAATACAATGGCAAGTATGATTCCAATAGTTACAATCAGTCTTGCGTGTAGTTCTTCTGGTGTTAGTTTATTTCTTTGGTTCATCAAATACTCCAGGCAAAATGTCTTTGGTACAAGTACCAGTTGGTAAACATTGAGGTGGGTTGCACTCTGGCTTTTCCCAGTTTTCAAACTCTTGGCAAGGATATCTAACCCAGCCTTGGTAACCGCAACTACTAAGAGTTACTGCGAGAAAGAAGAATGCGATAAATCTCTTCAACTTGTCGCTCCAATCTTGCTACTGAATCCTTAACACTTGAGCCACCATTAGGCTTGAGTTCATTGAGATAGTGTTTAACCATCCATCTAACTGCTGCTACGAATCCACCAATGATTGTGCATACTGCAACAGCAATCGTTGCGTAGTCTTGTGCCTGCATTAGAGTGTTCTAATCGTTACTAGTAGTAATCCGCCGTATCCTGAAAAGCGCTTGTCAGATGGTGTGTTGTTTCTAAAATCTATCTCTTCGATAAGTCCGATATAAGACTCACCAGTTCTGAAGTCTTGTATCTGAATGCTATCTCCAGAAGATTCAATAGCCTCTAGTTGTGACATACGTTGATATGCAGATCCTTCATACCCAATCTCTACACCAAGGCTGTCTGATTCGTGGTCAAAGCAAGACAATGGGTACTGGATTAAACGCTGACGTGGTACTGCTGGTAATGACTTGAGTTGGTATCCAGTAAACAATGGTCCCTTGGTTGAATCACTTGTCGAACGATAAAACGTAAACTGAAATCCAAGATATTCTTGTGCAGTTTGTGGATAGTTAATGTTAATCTCAGGGACACCAGACTGCTGTGAGAAGTTACCAATAGTGTAGAAGTTATTGGTAGAGTTAATAGATTGAATCAGGATTCCACCATTAGTAGTATCTACTCGTGCCTGAATTAACTTAAAGATCTTAGTCTCTAATGTGTTATATCGTATGTAACCAGTACGCAAGTAACCAGTTGGAACTTTTACTCCGCTTGATTCAATCCATACTCCATCACCTGGAACACTAAATGCTACACGATCTGTGCCACCAAGAAATGCTGTTGAGTTACTAGTTGTTGTTTCTCCAGCAGCACAAACATCCCAAGCGTAGGAAAAGATAAGACTGTTAGGAACCACTGGCTGTGATAGGTCAATACGAACTAAACCTGATTCATTGTTTTGCTTAGTAGAAACATAGGCAAATCTGTCTCTAAAGACCACATCGGTACACTCTGAATCAAACAATAGAGGACCATAGGAAATATCCCCATCGTTACCTAGAACTCCTACTCGAACACCTTGATTGGTACATAGAACTGCATAGGTACCAAGGTAGGTATCAAAGGTGTTAATGATTTCACCTTCAGGTAAATCTATAACTACTGAAGGAACGCTTAACTCTGGAAAACCAAGAGTATTAGCATTTCCTAAATCCAAAGTCATCTTATAGATCGATGAGTTCTTGCGACTAAAACCACCTATGTAGATAGCCTGTGGACCTTCTGAGATAGTAGTCCAAGTCCAGTCAGTCTGCGGATGTACATAATGTGGAGCAGGTATAGTGGTGTTAAGAAACTTACCAGTTGTTGCAGCAGATGTTACAGTGGCAGATCCTACAACATACTCAAATGTGGTAACAGTAGGAGCCGCTGTTACCGTTGCGGTAACATTGTAGGCAGTAAAAGGTGCTGGTAAATTTGTAACAGTAACTTTATTGCCAGAGACTAGACCGTGAGGAGCACTTGTAGTTAGGGTTACAGTGCCTGCAACAACTGCTGCATTAGTAATAGTTGTGGAGTAGGTCTTACTAGCGCTTAACTCGTAGACGCTATTGTTAATACTTGATATTAAACGCTGCTTAACATACTTGATTCTACCGCTAGTAGTGTTTGGTGAATCGTAAATTATTTCACTATCACCAGAAGTAATGTTGCCTTGGTGGACATTAGTTCCATTGATAAAGTAATATCTAATACCATCAGTGGTTAAATCAAATATGGTAGATGGAGTTCCTGCTTGGGTATAGTTAGATGTAGTAGGAGTATCAGAACTCATTGTGATTTTACTTAAACCTGAACCATTTGTTACAACCAAACAGTCATTAGTACCATCGTTAGCACCAATAATTATTGGAGTATTAGAACTAGACAAAGCCCTTACTGTGGTATTGAGCAGTGTAGCCTGTCCCCTAGTCCATACATCCATACCTTTAGACTCTGTGTATTGAAAGCGTAGTGATTCTTCTTGCTGTGGCTCAAAGAACTTGATGCCTGCTCCAAGGTGAAATGATGACTGAGATCTAACCCACCAACCAGTTAGTGTCTGTTCGCCAGCCTCACGTGTCTGATCAATCTGTTGCTTGCGATACTGCGCTGTGACGCGACGATAGGGTGTATCGTCACTAGTTAACAGGAAGAAAGGATTACCAGCAATTGCTACATCATATGCCTCACCCGTAGGTGAGTAAGTTGTAGATCCCGCAGGGTTGGAAAGTACGTAAGGTATTCCCTCTGTGATGTCATCGCCATAAGGCATTGAGTTTTCCTTACGCTAGAAGTAGTTTTGCTTGTTCCTCGGTGATGCCAAGTTGTACTAGAAGTGCTGCTTTATCAAGCGCCGCTTTTTCAACTGCTGCTTCTAATTCTTTTTGATGAAGAATCCAGCCAGCCCAGCGTTCAATCGTGTCTTCATATTGCTCTGGAGTTAATTCTCGATAACCTAGTTCTTCGCTTCCATCTCTTAGAGTTGGATGCTCTGCTTTTAATTCTTGAATAATTTGTTCTTTTGTCATTATGCTGCCGCCAATCCATAGACTGCTACTGTTCCTGTAATGTTTCCTGCTGCTGCAGAAAGAATAAATCCTGTATAAGTTCTTGCAGTGTCTTGTGTGCAACCCATAAGAAACGCTCCAGTTTGTGCGTTTCCAGCACTTAACCCTGTAACGGCTGGCTTTTGGCTTGAGTTGCCAACAGCATTAACATTTAATGTAACTATATTTCCATTTGTTGCAGTACTAGTTGAACCAATTTTACAAACTGAAATCTGTGATGCTCCTGCAATCGTTGTGTTGCTTGTTGTTCCGTTGTGGTCATAGTTTGTAACTGAACCATAATATGCTCCTGCTTGTGTAGTTGGTCCAGCGTATCGGTATTGAAAATAAAGAAAAGTATTATTTGTGCTTGATTCAATTGCTTCAAATACAATTTGATAAGCCTTATATGTCGAAGTAAAGCAACCATCAAATGTTGTAGAAGTAGTTGCAACACCACTAAATGATTGACGAGTAATAAGTGTCAAGCCGCTAGAAGCAGTAGCCCACTTAACTCCAGTAGCCTCAGCACTGTCTGCTGTAAGTACAGTGCCATTAGCACCTACGGATAGAATGCCAGAGTCATTAGTGGCATTGCCTACTACTAATTCACCCTTTGCTCCAGGGGCAACGGCTGACGAACTTGCTTTAGTTATTGGCATTTAGTTTCCTCCTAGTAGGATTTTTGCTTCATCTTCTGTGATACCCAGTTTGTTTAGTAGTGCTGCTTTGGCAGTTGCCTTTGATACATCTTGCTCTGTTTTCCAAGCATCGTATTGTGCAAACCCTGCTTCAAACTCTGCTTTTGTAATTGGGGTTGCTTCAATAAATTGAATACCTTCAAAATCATCACCATACATTACCCAACCGCCGTCAGGAATTAACATAGTTAAAACATCTGAACCATTAGCCATTACGCACCTATTTCCATAAGAGTAATACTTGAACTATTATTAACTGAGCCACTTCTTACATCATTGATTCTAATTCTTGAAGCATTTGCAGAGGAAGCAAATTGTACTTTGTAAGTTGTTGCAGAGGTTGTAGCAGGAGAATCTAAATAATTTATGGCGACTGCGCCTACATCATTAGCACCGCTACTTGCTGTATAACCCGCATTTGATAAAGTTGCAATTTCTGTTGCGCCTCGTAAAACCTTAAATTGACCTGTTGTGTCGCTAGTATCTTTATACACAGGTATTGTAATAAATACTAAAACTTTACTGGTTGCGTTAGTTGGTGTGATTGAAGCAGTCAAACCTGTATCCGCAAAGGTTGATGTTGTTGTTGCTGTGCCTGTTGTATAAATAGCATTTATTACTTGTAATACTTTTCCACTAACAGGTGTTGCCCACTTGAGTCCAGTAGCAGTAGAACTATCTGCAGTAAGTACTGTGTCATTGGCACCAACAGTAACAACTCCTGGTGTTGATGCAGCACTAGCAGATAGCAATGCACCCTTAGCGGTGAACTGTCCCTTGCTGATTGCATCTGTCAGTGGTACTAGATCGTTAGCAAATATTTCAATAACATCTCCAGCAAGTGTGGCATCAATCAGTGTGACAGTTGTGCCGTTAGTTGCTGTGTAGTCATTGCCACGAGATAGCAGTACACCGTTGCGGTATACAGCCTCATAGCCAGCGTCATAGACTAGAGCCACAGAGTTGTCATCTAACCCGCTAAGAACGGTAGTACCAGTGGTAGGTAATTTAGACCATCGAACTCTAAGGACTGGCGTTGCGCCTATTCTTCCTGTTGCCATTAGTTTCCTCCAAGGAGTAGTTGTGCTTCTTCTGCGGTTAGGCCAATGCGATCAAGGATTACTTGACGTGCAGTTGCTTTTGCTTCGGCTTCGGCTTTATGTTTTGCATCAATGGCTAACTGCTCAACTCTATCTTTTTCTCTTTGAGCAAGTTCCTCATTGGTCATTTCTCTAGTTATGGTTTCATTAGTTATAGCATCGGTTATAGATAATAATGTCATTTCAAGTCCTAACTGTTAGAGTAACCGTAGATGCGAATTGTGCCTGTCATAGTGCCAGCGTTTGGATAAAATGTAATACCATCATAAGAGGTAGATACATTATGAACAGCGGCAACTCCGATTTTACGCATTGCATCGTTACCGTTATACCAAGCAGCATTACTTAGTAAAAGAGTAGGTGCTGCATCAAATGGTCTATTGATGTTAATAACTATTGCGCTTTGAACACCATTAGCAACAATAGAACATCTTGCAGATGTAGCGTTGTTAGTTGAAGCAACAAGTTGGCTAGTACTATAGACAAATTCCTGTATGAAATCATAATCTGAACCGCTTGCATCAGTACCACTTGCTCTCATTCTAAAAAAAAGTGGTTCTTCTTGAGTTGAGTTTAGCAAGTTTATCACAATAAAATAATTCTGATAAGTTGATGAAAAGCAGTTATTGAAACTTTGGCTAGAGGCTGCTGATGGTGATGCAGAAGCAATAAATGTAAGAGCACTACTTGCAACTGCAGGTGCAGCCCATTTTAATCCAGTGGCTGTAGTTGAGTCTGCTGTGAGCACTGTGTCGTTAGCACCCACGCCGATACGAGCAGGTGTGTCTGCTGCAACAGCAGTAATGAGATCACCCTTAGCATCTACAATAGTGGGCTGAATGCCACCTTCAATCGAAGGTATACGTCCGACTGTCATATTATGAAATCTCGCTTCCGAATGCGTTAAACGACATTGTTGCAGTTGATGAGTAAACAGAGATAACATCTGTTGCTCCCACAGTAATACCTAGCGTTAAAGTGTCTGATGCATTTGCTGGCAATGACACATCATAGGCAAGGTACTGGGCAGAGGCAATTGAAGCACCTGCTACACGTACTGCAATGCGATATGTAGCAGCAGTTGCTGCTTGATTTGCAACTGTAATAGTTGATATCACAGTCTGCGTTGAAGCAGGTACTACGTAGAGTGATGTTAGAGTTGTGGCTGCTGGGTTCGCTTGACCAAGCACCTTGTAATTTGTTGGCATTTATTTTTTTTCCTTTACTGTAGTGTTTGGTTTCTTAGCCACCCATAAGAAGCAGGCTGTTGATAGTTCCGCCACCAGCGGAACCACCTGTTAACCCGTTCTCAAAGTTTGTTAAGTCATATGATGTAAGCACGTGCTTTACTGATGCACCTGCTGTGTGTGTTGTTGGTGATGTACCAGCCTGACCACGCACAATAGTCATTGTGTCACTTGTCTGGTTGGTGATAAAAACAATCTCTTCATTGATGGTGTCTACATCAATAGCAACCGTAAAGACATCTACGTCTCCTGGTGCAAGGATTATGCCACCTAATAGAGCAGATCCAGTACCAGTAGCAACTGTCATCGAGGTAGCACCAGATGTTGTAATGGCAGATTGAAGAGTTGTCTCAACGCTAATCGAGGAGAATTTACTAGTCATTGGTTTTCCTTAACGGGTATAGTGAACACGGATAGGGTACTTGTCAGCCAACTTTAAGGCTTCTTCATTTAGGCGCTGTTGGTATAGAGCAAAGATGTAGCGAGATGCAGCCACACCCGCAGATGAAGGTAACTTAGAGTCGTTTAGATCGGCCTCAGCACTAGAGAGATTGATTCGCCCAGCATCAAGGTAAGATAGTAACTTGTATGATGCTCCTAGTATGACAACATCCTTACAAGAATCTGGCAAACCAGTAACGTCAGCAAAATCATCTGTATTGGCATCAAGAGTATTAGGTGTTGCTGTATAGAATACTTGAATTGTACGACCAGGTTGTACGTTGTCATAAATGTTAATTGTATTATTTGTATTAAAAGTTGCTGTGTTAGCCATACCATCCATACGCCAACGGTTGATAGGTAACCACTCTTGGCTAGAACCAGTAGTCTGCCACGAAATAAATAGGATATCTTCTGCATCATCTGGCAATGGATATGTAACCTGTGATGCGTTAAAGGTAAATGTGTAAGGTTGTGCTATCCATAGTTTAGGATAGAAACTGTTAATCGTATCGTTGATAGCCTTCTTAATAGAACTACGTGGGAAGGTAGGTGACAAAGTAACCTGTGCGTACTGGGCGTGAGGTGCTGCTGTGGTTCCCTGATACCCACGACCAAAGCCTGGTATAACATTAAGAGTATTGTTTGCTGAAGTAAATGAGTCAATCCAGATTAGTTCATCGTCAATTTCAATAGTACCTTTAGCAAGGTTAGATGCTGAACCAACGATGATTTCAGTACTTGTAGTACTTAGACCGTTAGCGTTGGCGACATAGGTAATACGGTCTTGACGCAGGGCGTAGCCTTGTAGGTTTGCTCTGACCTCATCAACCATCTCATTTAGCGTTGGCATTATTTCCTCTCATACCATCCGTCTCCCCACAACGTGAGGAGTCTTGCAAAATACTGTTCATATTGTGGTGCAATAGCATCTAAGGAATACATAGATACTGCTCTATTGCGTATTGCTACTGGGTCTAAATCCTTAACCCATTCTGTTGCTGCTGCAAACTCCATTGCATTTCTGCAACGATATCCAGTAACACCATTAGGATTAGTTTCTGTAAACGCACCCCAGTCTGTGGTAATCGTTGGAGTTCCACACATATGCGCTTCAGGTACTATATTTCCAAAAGGTTCTATATAAAGCGTTGGAGCAAATAAGGCAATAGCACCACCCATTAACTTTGCTCGTTCTTCAGGACCTACTGGTCCTACCCATTCGCCATACTCAATCTTAGGATCATTGCCAGGACCTGCAAGAATAAGTTTCAAACCCATTTCTTTACAGACGTGCTGAACAATAGAAATACCTTTTCTATCTATCATACGTCCAACGTATAGGTAGTAGTCTTCTTTCTTTTCTTGCAATGGAAACATCTCTGGTTCTATGTATCCTGGTATTACTGCATCGTAAAAGTTACCATTGACCATAGTGGGATTATTAAACGCTGCATAGATTGAATGCATCCAAGCATAGGATTCAAAGACCCTGTACTTTGCAAACGTCCCACCATAACCAATACCAAACTCAACTGTCATATGATCTGGGAAAGCATCAGCAATAGGCTTATGTGATGCTCCACCAATGACACAGATAAAATCTTTTTCTTCTATACGCTTGCCAAGTTCTTTTATGACGTTGCCATTAAAAATCTTCCAGTGAGGCAGTTCATTATTAAACTCTGCTTCAACAAAGTGTTTACCAGCCAGTGCTTCTTGCTGTTGCTCTTTAGTGATACAAGTAATTAACTCATCACAAGGTGCTTCATTTTCTTCACTGGCATAGAGATAAACTGTATGACCAAGGTCTTTCATCATAATACAAAAGCGACGTATCTTTTCAGTAAAAGCACAGATAACGTAATCTTTAGTTGTTTGCGTATGGGGCAGGCTAATAACGTGGAATCTCATAAGAGAATCCTACATTCCACCTAAGAATAAACTTACTGGAATGGCATCTGCTCCAGGGCCTGTCGGACCTGTGGCACCTGTTGGTCCCGTAGCACCTGTTGCTCCATTAGTACCAGCAGGACCCGTTGGTCCTGTAGCACCCGTTGGGCCTGTAGCACCAGCAGGACCTGTCGGTCCAGTAGCGCCATCAATACCTGCAGGGCCTGTAGGACCTGTGGCTCCTGCGGGTCCTGTGGCTCCTGTAGGGCCTGGCACTGTTGAGTCCGCACCAGTTGGTCCTGTAGGACCAGTAGGTCCTGTTGCACCAGTAGGACCTGTGGCACCAGTGGCTCCTGTTGGTCCAAGTTGTGTATACATAACTTGAGAGGCTGTAAGGATGACGCTAGGAACTGCTGGTCGAGTAGGGCTTGTTCCTGCAACATCTGCAACTAACTCTAACCTTGTATCAGATGTACGCCATACCAACTCAACATAATCGTTGGCTGCAATCTCTAACATATAGTTCCAAGCAGCAACTATTTTAGCCGCTGCTGCGCCACCTGAAACAGTTACAACAGTATTGCTATCTGCGATGTCGGTTCCATTCTTACGGAACCAAATATCAATAGTGTCAGTTCCACTACCAGATACTCTGTCAGCCTGAGCAGAAAATTGAATATCATAAACACCTGCATAGGCAAATGTAA